CATGCCGAAGGATTTTATACAATAGCATCAGGAAGGGGTGCACATGCTGAAGGAGGATATGCAGATATATCAGATGCTTACCCAGGAGGAATAGCATCAGGAAATGGATCACATGCTGAAGGGTACTTAACACAGGCAGTGGGAGATTTTTCACATGCAGAAGGTTTTTTTACAGTAGCATCAGGATTTTATCAACATACTCAAGGTCAATATAATATATCATCATCTGCACAATCTGCTTTTATTCATGGAAATGGTACATCAGATGCTGCTAGATCAAACCTCATATTTGCATCCGGATCACAAGTGCAAATAACAGGTTCATTAAGTGTAAAAGATATACTAGTACTTGCCCCTAGAACAACAACACCTACAGCAGGAACAGCATTAACAGGTAGCATTATGATATCAGGAAGTTCAGGAGCAAATTTAAACCTATATGTTTATACAGGAGGAAGTACAGCAGCAGGAAACGGTTGGGGAAAAATAACAATAACATAGTAGAATAGAAATATGGAAATAACTTGGCAAATTCTTGATACAAAAAGAAATATATCAGACGGATTAATTACTAAAGTACTATACGGATGTACGGCAGAAGTGGAAGGAGAAATAGAACGAAAACAAGGAGTTGTAGAATTGACAGGAGATCCAACAACTCCAGGATTTGTAGCTTTCGATCAGTTAACGCAAGATGTAATACTAGGATGGGTTAAAACTTCAATAGGTACTGAAAAAGTTACTAGTATAGAAAATTTACTTAAAAAAATTCTTGAATCTCGAAAAGAAGCTAAAACTTATATAACAGAAGAAAATGGCCTTCCTTGGGCTTAAAACAAAATAAAAAATGTGGTTATATCAAAATAAAGAAATAAAGGAACTTACAGATATGCCCGAATCAACGTTCGGGTTTATTTATGAAGTAACACATATTCCAACTGGTAGAAAATACCTAGGAAGAAAACAGCTTATTTCTGTTACAAAAAAAGCTTTAGGTAAAAAAGAACTTGCTTTAATAACCGATAAAAGATCTTCTAAAAAGAAGACCGTAATAAAGGAAACAGATTGGAAAACGTACTACGGCTCCCATCCAGAAATTAAGCAACAAATAAAAGACAAAAAGCATTTGGAATTCACAAGAGAAATCCTTATGTTTGTACCAACTAAGAAGCAGTTAACATATTATGAGGACAAATACTTATATATGAAAGGGGTGATAGAACCTGACTCTATTTATTATAACGATAACATAAGTGGTCGTTTCTTTAAGAAAGATTTTTATGATAAAACTACTTAATCTATTAGTTGAGACAACTCCAGGCTTAAGCTACCACTTAAAGCACAAACTCCCTTTATCTGAGAATATCTACAGGTACTCCTCTAATGCATTCTTACAACTATTCACTGAGGCAAGAAACCTTCACAGAGACGGTTTTTTACAACTATGCGAAGCAGATAGAGTTCTTTTAGAACAAACAAATATAGGTGAGTATGGAATGTATCAAGGACAAAAAGTACCTTTAGATCTTCCAATGGCTTATGAAGAAGTAAACACAACACTTCCTAAGGCAGGAGAATATGGAGGAAACATAAGAAGAAATATGACTGTTACCGATAAAGATAACAATCAATTAAGAGTTGTAGATATTACAGATAATAAAGTAGTACTTAAACCAACCTCATACTCAGGACCAACCATAGTATTTCCAGACAACTACGATCAGTTTGCTAAAATATTTCAATTTTGGGATTACTTTAATTTAGATAAAATAACTGAACAAGGTGAAGATACTTTTTGGAGCGATAATGAAAATACAATTACACTTCAAGATATATTAGACTTAACTAAGAATATACCTACTACACAGTATCCAACAGAAAAACTAGCTAAAATAGTTTTAAATTGGGATAATAATCCTGAAGAAATAGAGAGAATAAGTCAAGTAGAAATTTCTGAACAATACCCAATTTTAATTATGGTTGATGAGAAAGGTAAACTACAATGGATATTAGATGGTAATCATAGAGCACAAAAAGCATTAAGATCTCAAGCAAAAACAATTCCCGCAAAACTCATTAAACCATCTAATCTTTCACCAATTGCTAAGCAAGTTCTTTTAGGTATAGAAGATTCAAAATTATCTGAAGCCGAATATAAAGGAAAAGATGTTGCTCTAAATAAACCAAAAAGAGGAGGACCTAAAAAGTTCTATGTTTACGTTAAAGATCCAAAAACTAAAAACATAAAGAAAGTTAATTTTGGTGATTCAGGTAACCTTACAGTTAAGCTAAATGAACCAGGAGCAAGAGCGGCATTTGCAGCAAGACACAAGTGTGCTATGAAGAAAGATAGAACAAGTCCAGGATACTGGAGTTGCAATATTGGAAGGTATTGGAAGTCGTTAGGAGGAGCAAAGAACTTTAGCGGATATTGGTAATATTTATATAAAAAACAATAATGGAAAATTTTACAAAAATGGTATCATGTCTGTTTCATTCAAGAACACAGGTACATGTATTTCATCTACAAACTAAATCATTTTCAGAACACCAAGCATTAGGTGCATACTACGATGGTATTATTGGTATAGTGGACGGATTGATTGAATCATACCAAGGTAAGTATGGAATTGTAATGAATTATAGTAACTTACCTATAAAGAATTATACAGACAATACTCAAGTGCTTTCCTATTTTATGCAACTAGGAGAAGTGGTAGAGGTACTAAGACAAGGTATAGAAGATTCATACTTACAGAATCAAATTGATAATGTATCACAATTAATAGAGTCAACTAAATATAAATTAAGATTCCTATCATAACAAACTCTTTGACATGAGTCAAGAAAGTCGACCTTACCAAGAATTAAAGACTTTTGATCATATCCACAGACGATTTACACAGGATATAGACGAATAAGAATTAGTGTGGCATAGGGATGAAAATGACAGAGAAGTAACAATAGTAGGAGAAACAAATTGGATGTTTCAATTTGAGGATGAAATACCTCAGCAATTAAAAAATACAATATTTATACCAAAGAGTACCTATCATAGGTTAATAAAAGGAACAGGGGAGTTAAACATATTAATACAAGAATTCTAATGGACGGAGGCAATGCCCCTTATTACTGGATCACAGCAGTAGTTATACTAAGTGTAATATTAATCCTAAAAGAATTTAAAAGAAATTAAATAATGAAAAAATCACAACTAAGACAATTAGTACTTGAAGCAATGAAAGGATACTCAAAGTATGCTCCAGGTGGAGAAACTAAAGGAGGTACTACAGATGACTTTAGAAACATTCTAACAACAATTGCTAAAGGAGAAGATAAAGAACCTATGAAAGAAGGAGAGGGTAAATTATATTCTAAAGAAGAAGTAATAGATTATATTGAAAACAACCCACCTGTTAAATATTATAGAATTGGAGTAAGTAAAGGTACATCACAAACTTTACAAGATGCTGAAAAAGCAATTGAAGTGGTAAAGCAATCACCAATCAACCAATTTGAATTAAGTGCACAAGAAAATGTAATAGCATTCAATGCTCCATTTGACCAAAAGCACGCTGACTTAGTAAGATCAATGGGTTCTTTAGACTAATGATTAGCATTTCTAAAATACTAAAAGAGATCTTAGATCCAACCCAAGAATACCAAGAACTTGTAAATGATATCATTGACCAAGGAGGAGAGTATTTAGGAGAAGGAGATTACGGAGCAGTATTTTTAGTAGGAGATAAAGTAATGAAAGTAACTACTGATTCAGAAGAATTAGAAGATGCACAACAAATAAAACAACAAAGAACTAAATACTTCGTATACATATACGATGTAGAGGTTAGAAATCCAAAACTAGGAATTATTACAATGGAAGATCTACAACCTTTTACAGGGTCTGAAAAAGATGTTCCAATTGAAGAGATACAAGAAGAAGCAGACATGTTAGGAATATATCCAGACTTAGAAGGACCAGGAGGTTCGATTAAAATGGATAACTTAATGCAAGATAAAACAGGTAGAATAAAAGTAATAGACGTATAATGGCTAGAGGCACTCACAGTTCTCCACAAAGAACAAAGTTTAGTAAAAGAAAAAAGTCACTAGTAAAAACTGCTAAGTTAATAAAGCAGAATGAACTAATATTAAAAAAATAAAAAATGGAAAACAATTTTGATTTAAAAAAATTCTTAGTAGAGAATAAATTAACTAATAACTCTAGACTACTAAAAGAGGAAGAGGAAGTATCACCAGAGGTAAAAGCACAGCTAATAGCAAAAGCTGAAAAGTTAGCGAATTCTCCTGCAATTAAAAGACAGATAGAGGATATAGTAAAAACGCTAACACCTGAAGAACAACAGGCTATTGTGGATTTTGCAAAACAAGTAAATGAAAATTTAACAGAAAGTAAGTTAGCAGGAATAGTGGATAAATTAGAAGATACAGGTATTGATTTTAGTAGATTACAAGAAAACGATATGCCTGCAACAGCTTTTATGGGAGCAGTAAGTTCACTAGCTGTTTCTTGGATGTTTATTAAAGGTATGTTATTAAATGGAGGACCAGAAGCGTTAGCAGTAGTAGGACCACCAGTTGCAGCAATATTAGCCGTGGGTGCAGTAGTAATGGTAGCCGAAACTATAATAAACTATAGAAACAGTAAAAGGAAACCAAAACCATATGTAGATAATACTGGAATGAACAAAAGTGATCAAGTAGATTTGTAAAGATTAAAAATAACTAAAAAAATGCAAAACACATTTGACTTAAAAAAATTCTTAGTAGAGAATAGGTTAACTAATAATTCAAGACTGTTAGCAGAGGCAGTAGAGGTACCGGAATGGCTGAAAGGTAAACTAGCAGATGTTCATAGTAAACCAGGTCAAGGATCAATCTTTGCAAAACCTATTGATGCAGTTGTGAAAACTGTACAACAAGTAGTAGATGGTGCTAAAAATGTAGACCAAGTAGCAAACTCAACAGGAACATTAACAATATCTTCACCAGGTATTGGATACAACTTGGTATTGCCGATGGCACAAGCATTGAAACTTCCTGGAGCAAAACAAGGGGAAGTAGAAAAAGTTGAAGGACCAAACAAAATAAAAGTACCATCAGTAACAACAACAGCTCCACTATCACAATTTACATCTGATAAATTAACAGTAATTGTTAGACCTAAAAAAGATGAAGCAGGAGCAGTAATTCCAAACGAATATATAGTACTATCAGCATTCCCTGGAGATCCAGATATTCCAAAAGCATCTGAATGGGGAGGTAAATTTGCAGTAATTATTCCAGGAGAGCAATCAGTTAACGAAGAAGGTGAACTTAGGGAATTAAAACCAGAAAAATGGAGAGCAATTCCAGTACCTACAGAATACAGCTACAGACTGGTCTACATGTACTCAAACAAACCAGAATATCAAATATTTTTAGAAGAAGAACCTAAGCAGAAAGATTATGTATCTTTTTTAAAAATTGCCCCAAAACCAATGGAAGTAGGAGATGGGATAATGGTGTTAGATAAAGAAAATAAAAAAATAGACTCATATAAATTAACACAAAGTACTATAGGATTGCTTTCTCCATATAATGGAGCAGTATAATTTCTGTTTAAAATAATTAAAGAAAGGCTTGTTTATTCAAGTCTTTTTTTGTATCTTACAATGTCAAGCAGTTATGTACAACTATGAGTAGCAATATATTATTAGGTTTTATAGAGAATGTATTAGGAAAGTCCCACAAAAGAGCTAGGGAGAACTATGCATTCAACTGTCCTAAATGCAATCACCACAAACCAAAACTAGAAGTAAACCTTCATACAGACGAGAATGGACAAAATCCGTTTGAATGTTGGGTATGTGGATTCAAAGGACGTACAATAAAGTCACTACTAAAACAACTACAAGTACCTGCAGAACAAGCATACGAAATACTTAAATACGTAAGAAAAGGAGACGAAGTAGGATATGCACCAACATCTACAGTAGAATTACCAAAAGAGTTTCAATCTGTATACGAAGCAACAACCACTTCTATTATAGCAAATAAAGTAAGAAAGTACC